CTGTGTGCCTAACGAAGATGTAGAAGAAGCTGCCAATGCTGCACAGCAAGCAGCCATTGCCATCAACATGAAAAAGCATCATCAAAAGCCTAAGAATGTTGACGAGCAATTTGATCAGATCGAAGAAATGGTCGAAGACTTGGCTGAACAGTATGGTGTTGACTCAGAAACAGTATGGGACTTGCTAGAAGACCACAGTGATGAAGATTTGTTAACAGAGACAGCAGCTTGGCAGAAAAAGTCTGGTAAGAATAAAAACGGCGGCCTCAATAGAAAGGGCGTAGCAAGCTATCGTAGAGAACATCCTGGTAGCCACTTACAAACAGCAGTAACTACAAAGCCAAGCAAACTTAAAAAAGGTAGCAAAGCGGCAAAACGCCGTAAGAGCTTCTGTGCTAGAATGGGCGGTATGAAGGGTCCAATGAAAAAGCCAAACGGTAAGCCAACACGCAAAGCACTAGCACTTAGAAAGTGGAATTGCTAATGAAAACATTTTTAGACTATTTGGCAGAAGCAGAAGGTCGTCAGATTAACGAAAGTAATGGTCCCGACGATGTTCCAGCTACGCCAGACAAACTGCACGGTCCCCACGCAGCAGCACTAAACGGTGCTATATCAACTCCTGATATCAGCAATAACAAATCGTTTGGTCGTCAATATAGTCAAATGCGTTATTTCATCGCTCTGGCTGGAGCACACGCAGATAAAGATAAGAGTGAGTCAATGGATCCAATTGGTGCATTTGCCGGAGATCCACTGGCATTGGGTTACACAGAGCAAGAAGATGCTATGATTCAAAATGCACTAGATATGGTCAATGGCGGTCGTGCATTGCCAATGGGCAGCAAGCGCAGCGAAGAACATCATGATGTACATAAAGTAAGCCCAGTAGTTGCCCGCGGTGAAATCAAACTCATACGTAAATGAAAACATTTTTAGAGTATCTTGCAGAAGCTGAAGGTTATCATCCAACAGACGATGAGAACTCTGAGCACGCATTGCCAAAGACCGACGAGAAAACAATGCACGATGATCACGATGCAGTTCATCCAGGCAACGTTTATCGCAGTCGTGACATTGGTGGGTATGATCGTGTCTATCATATGAATCGTATTATGATGGCTATGGCTAAAGCAGATGGGAAGAGTACAGCAGCAGTTGATAGTCCATCAGAGACTTGGTATGAGAAGTATAATACAATGCATCCATATACCAAAGAAGAAGATAATATGGTACAGGCTGCTATGAACACAGTGCCGACAGATGGTAAACGTGCTAGTTCAGATGATAAAAGTCGTGAACCAGATTATGTACATAAAGTAAGTCCACATCGTAAAGTTGGACCAATCAAGAGACTCAAATGAAACAATACCGAATCATCAGCGCAAACTTTGTATCGCCAGGCGAAACTGGTGATGCAGATGCGTATATGGCCCCAGATGATCTAGCACAGTTGAAGAAACTTGCTGGTATTGATACATTGGGTCTGTTAGAAAACTACAGTCCAGGCAACAGCGATCCTGATTATCACGCACAAGTTGACACAGACAAAGATATGCCAAGCCCAATGGGCAGCAACATTAGTGTCACTGGTATGGAAAAGCGTAATCTAGAAAAAGCAAACCACATCAAGCCCGGGTCGCCTGAGTGGTTTCAATTATGGTTCAGCAGACCATATTTAACGGGAGAGAAGCCTGTCGGCGACGCCCCCGCTAAAAAGATTCCTATCAACAAAGATAAAAATCAACCCAAGTAATTCACTACTCGTTTGTCAACGCCAAGATACTTGTTCCAGCTATCTTGACGCACAGTGAATGGCATATCCTTCCACTTTTTAACCAAAGCATAGTAGTCTGGCTTGTAAGGCATAGTCAATGGGCGAATGTTCTTTTTGTCGCCTTTGCTATGGTTGCAAGGCTTACAAGCAGTCACACAGTTTTCCCATTCAGTCTTACCACCGTTGGCACGTGGGTTAACGTGGTCAATGGTTAAGTCTTCGAAATCGAAAACATCACCACAGTACTGACAGCGGAACAAGTCCCGCATATACATATTGTAGCGACTGAACTTCACAGACTTTTTGTAATGGAAATATTCAGTAGTCACACAAACGCTGGGCACATTAATCGCCAAACGCTCACTACGAATGATCCAATCTGGATACGTTTCCAATACATTGACTCTGCCCAAATACATCAGTTTAATGGCGTGCTGCCAACCGATGACGCTCAAGGGTAGGATAGAAATTGGTTCGTAGTTTGAATTTAACAATAATGTATCTGACATTTGGTACTCCTTTTCTGTTTACCATGTTAAATATATGCATATTATAACAGGTTTTTAATTTTATGTCAAAAGAACTCGCAACGGCTATTATACGAAATCCGTATCAAAAAATGGCAATGAGTCCCGAGCAGATAGCAGAGTTTGCTAAGTGCGCGGACCCAGTGACGGGCCCAAGATATTTTATGAGTAATTATTTCTACATTCAACATCCGACTAAGGGTGCAATGAAGTATATTCCATTCGAATATCAAGAGCGACTGATCGACAGTTACCATAATTACAGATACAGTATAAGTCTAATGCCGCGACAGACTGGTAAAAGTACTAGTGCTGCTGGGTATTTACTCTGGTACGCAATGTTTGTGCCGGATTCGACTATTTTAGTGGCTGCACACAAGTATACTGGCTCGCAAGAGATTATGCAGCGTGTGCGCTATGCATACGAAAACTGCCCAGATCATATCAGAGCAGGTGTTACAAGCTACAACAAAGGGTCGCTGGACTTTGAAAACGGCTCACGTATTGTTTCAGCCACAACAACTGAAAACACTGGTCGTGGTATGTCTATCTCTCTACTCTACTGTGACGAGTTTGCATTCGTTAGACCAAGTATTGCTACAGAATTCTGGACTTCTATTACTCCTACTTTAGCAACTGGTGGTAAGTGTATTATCACTTCTACTCCAAACAGTGACGAAGATCAGTTTGCTCAAATCTGGCGTGCTGCCAATGATACATTCGACAAGAACGGTAATGAAACTGAACTTGGTCGTAATGGCTTCAAAGCATTCCGTAGCAAGTGGCAAGAAACTCCTGGTCGTGATGAAGCGTGGGCTGAACAGATGCGTCAGCAACTCGGTGAAGAACGCTTCCGTCGTGAAATGGAATGTGAGTTCATTATTTTTGATGAGACCTTGATTAACCCATTGTTCTTGACTGAAATGGCTGGCATTGATCCAATTGAAAAACAGGGTCAGGTCAGATGGTACAAGAAGCCAAGTAAGGGTAATATCTACTGCGTGGGTCTAGACCCAAGTCTGGGTACTGGTGGTGACCCCAGCGCTATTCAGATTGTTGAACTGCCCAGTATGATGCAGGTGGGAGAATGGCGAGACAATAAAACTCCTGTTCAACGACAAGTCAAACTGTTGCAAGAGATTACTCAATACATCAATGAGATAATCGGTAGTGAGACAGACATTTACTATAGCGTTGAAAACAACACACTGGGTGAAGCTGCTCTGGTAGAAATCTCACATATCGGAGAAGAAAACATACGTGGTATCTTCTTAAGTGAACCCAAGAAACCCGGAGCAAGCAATATCTATCGCAAAGGTTTCAACACTGGTAACAAGACCAAACTAGCTGCCTGTAGTAAGCTAAAGAACTGGGTAGAGACTAAAAAACTCAAGATTGCCAGTAAGATGCTGGTATCAGAACTCAAGAACTTTATCGCAAAGGGCACAAGTTTTGAGGCCAAGATCGGGGAAACAGATGACTTGGTTATGGCAATGCTCTTGGTAGTCAGAATGATGCAGGCAATACAGAGTTTTGACGCAAACGTAGATGAAACTCTGCGTGGACAAGAAGAAGAAATTATGCCAATGCCCTTCATCATGATGTAAACGCATAAATACATCAATAATACGGGATTAGCATGAGAGATTTAAAAAATATTTCCAGCGAACTGTTTGACAAAATCCGCACACGATTTGACAACATTCGTTTGGGTGACGAGAAATCCAAAGCAACTACGGACCCAGAAGTAGCACGTTTCTTCAACTTTGATTACACTGTTGACGGACACAAGGTTGGTAATATTACCATCAGTTTGATTGACGAACAAAGTCTGAAACTCTACTATGGTCGTGACATTGTTGAAGCCATCAAAGAAATCGATGACGAGTCAGAACCCGAAGACGGAGTTACCAATGAACAAAAATGGTATAACTTCCTACGCAGTGTTCGTCAGTTTGCCAAACGCAATCTACTGACATTTGACACCAGAGATATTACCAAATCAAACTTGCAGATCAAAGATGTTAAACAACAGGCCAAAGCAGATGATAGTTTGGGCACAGACGAAATGAATGTGACAGAAAGCAAGATGTTTGGTACTCGTCGCAGCAGCTACCAAGAATGCGGACCAGTCAGAATCATTGTCAGACACAGTGGCGAAGTAGACGAGAACGTTCGTGGTGCTCGTAGTCGTCACATTGAAAACTTATTCTTAGAAACACATCTTGGTGAGCGTTTCTTATGCCCAAGTAAAAATCTTCACGTCGCCAGAGCACTAGCACAACACCTAAGTCAGGGTGGTGATATGCAAGATGAAATGGGTCAACGCATCGCTGTGATGGGCGAAGAAATGGAAGCCATGAAGTGCTTTGTGCGTGAAGTCAAACGCCGTCAGTTTGAAGACAGAGAAACTGATAGTATGGCACGTGCGGCAGTCAGACACTATTCAGAATTGAAATCACAACTTCGTCATCTTGCTGGTCGTCGTGGCTACGACGAGTATAAAGATGCACAGCACGTAGATGAACAAACAGACGAAGGCTACGATATGGATGCTCTGCGTGAGCGTTTTGTCAAGAAAGTTTACAACGAAAAATTTGATGCGGCATTACCGTATGTATATAAGGCTTATATGAAACAAAAACAAGAAGGCGTAGAAAGCCCAATGGGTAACCAATTTGAAGATTGGGCAAACGAAGTTGTCGAAGGCACTTGGCAACTACCAAACGATCCACAAGACACGCAAGAGCTTGATGAGATTATGTCCAAAAAGCTAGAAGCTGGTGATGAAGGCGACAACGCTATTGGTGCAATCACTAATATCATTGGTGACGATGAGCTATTTGACAAACTCAAAGACGTAGCCAGCGCAGAGGGTCCAGAAACAGATGCTCGTCCAACTATCGTACAATGGTTGCGTGATAATAACTATGCCGAACTTGCTGACAAGTATGAGCAATCATATACACAGGATGACACTGGCCTGCAACAACAGCCAGACGCAATGGCAGCGCAACAAGCTACACAAGACCAAACTGGTGGCGCTGGTACTGCTGAACCAAGTCCAGCACAGAATCCTGCTATGCAAGAAGCCGATCTGAGTTGGTTGCGTAAACTAAGTGGCTTAAATTAAGGTCAAATCAACTTCACCAAAAGGGCACATTTATGTGCCTTTTTTCTTGCGCCCGGTATAAATAAAATTGTACAATGCGAGAGTGCATTATACATTTAGGCACATCATTAAGGCACATTTATTAAGGAGAACTATTATGGCCATGACATTAGCAGAAATCCGCGCAAAACTTCAAGCAAACGAAAATCGCGGTCAAGGTAATAAATCACAAGGCGACAACGCCATCTACGCACACTGGAACATTCCAGAAAACACAACAGCACGTATCCGCTTCTTGCCCGACGCAGACCCAAAGAACAGCTTCTTCTGGATCGAACGAGCAATGATTCGTTTGCCATTCGCTGGAATCAAAGGACAAGCAGACAGTAAGCCAGTTACTGTACAAGTTCCTTGTATGGAAATGTGGAACGAAGCCTGCCCAATCTTGGCAGAAGTTCGTCCTTGGTTCAAAGACCCTAACTTGGAAGAAATGGGTCGCAAGTATTGGAAAAAGCGTTCATACTTGTTCCAAGGTTTTGTTCGTGACAATCCAATCGGTGACGACAAGACTCCAGAAAATCCAATCCGTCGTTTCATCATCAGCCCACAAATCTTTAACTTGGTTAAGAATGCTTTGATGGATCCTGATATGGAAAACTTGCCAACAGACTACGAAGCAGGTCTTGATTTCAACATCAAAAAGACCAGCAAAGGTGGTTATGCTGACTACAACACATCAACTTGGGCTCGTAAAGAAACAGCATTGACAGCAGACGAAGCCGCAGCAGTTGAGCAGTTTGGTCTGCACAACTTGTCAGACTTCTTGCCCAAGAAGCCAGGTGAAGTTGAACTTCAAATCTTGAAAGAAATGTTTGAAGCAAGCGTTGACGGACAACCATACGATCCAGATCGTTGGGCCAACTACTTCAAGCCAAGTGGCTTTAAAGGTGGTGAAGGCAGCACTGGTGATGACAGCGAAGTCAAAGCAACTCCTGTGCCACAAGCACGTCCAGCAGTTGCTACAAAAGCTCCAGTAGCAGAAGCTGCTCCTTGGGAAGAGGAAGATGAAGGTGTTAGCACAGCCAGCGCCCCAATCGCAACTCCAGCTGCTAAGCCAGCATCAAGTCAAAAAGCTGAGGACATCTTGGCTATGATTCGTAATCGTAAGCAATAATATTGCTTTGTGTCAGGGGGTAGGGTTTTTCCCTACCCCTTTTTTCTATTATGCTTAGTTACCTAGACCCTGTATTATTTCCCGATGAGTGTGAGATTCTGGTTGCCGATGACCAGTATATCTACCCTATATACAAGAATGGTTCTAGCAGTCTTGGCGCACATTACAAAACTCTAGTACCCAAAGAACAACTAAAAACACTAGAGCACGTTCAGGTTTATATACGAGACCCATTTGATAGATATGTCAGTGGAGTCCAGACCTATTTAAGACACAATCCCACACTTGACGCAACCACTGCGTTGACCATGATTGGGCAGTTTTTGTTTTTGAATAGGCATTTTATTTTACAGTTTCATTGGTTAGTAAATTTAGCCAGACACACCAATGATCCACTAATCACACTTAACCCAATGAGTGAGTTCAACCGAGCAACTAACTTATTGTGGAATGAAAATCAAAGAGACAGCACAGTTGTCAGACATTTTAAACTCAACAAAAAACTTCACTACTACTTGCAGCTAGATAAAGTACTTGCAGAAGATTTGATTGGACAGACAGTGAAATTCTCTACGATTCTGGCACACATAAAATCAAAACACCCAGAGTTATACCAAGAAGTTGTTCAACGAAGTATTGATATATGCACTGTCCTAGACTAGACCATTTTGTTCGCTTTAACCCAGATCGCACAGTCAGTCGTTGTGGGCATATGGTTGATGCGCCCAGATTTGCAGACTTGGCATCAATGGAGGCAAGCACTTGGTTAGCTGAGACAAAACAAAAGTTTGTGAATGAAGAATGGCCACCAGAGTGTGTTCGTTGTAGAGAAACAGAAAAAGAAAACAATCAGAGTATTCGCACACACGCAATCGCAGCAGACACTGGCGGAGATTATCTACAGGTTGGGGGAGTGCTGGATAACTTGTGCAATGCTGCTTGTCAGACCTGTAGTCCAAGTTGTAGTACTAAGATAGGTTCATTATCCAGCAGAGTGTTCCCACTGGTCAATAACACTGTTGGCTATTGGTATTTGCCACAACAACGCATACAGCATTTGGATATCAATGGCGGAGAGCCCAGTTATAGCAAGAACTATAAGCGTATCTTGGCAAACTTACCACCCAACTTAAAGACACTGCGACTCAACACAAACTGCAATACGGTGCTTTCAGAATTGACTCAGATTGCAGAACAGGGCATAGACGTAACAGTGACAGTGAGTTTTGATGGCATTGGCTCAGTACACGAGTTCATTCGTTGGCCAATTAAATGGGATATGTTTTACAAGAACTTGATGACTTACAAATCAATGCCCGTCAAATTGAATTTGTGGACCACTGTGAGTAAATTAAATCAACAGCATCTGCCAGAAATCATAGAGTTTGCACGTTCACACGGTATCGATCACGACTATGCTTATCTAAAGCAGCCAGAAGTGTTAGCCATTGACAACACAGACACTGTGGCATTTGAACAATATATGCAAGAACAACGTGAACTAAGGGGTATAGTATGAAACTAATTGACTGCGACAACTACCCATCAGACACAGACAAAGAGTTGGCCTATGCAGAGTTAGAATGCCCAACACTGGCAGAGATTCAGCAAGAAGTCTTGTCGTGGCTTAGACAAAATACAAATCTACTAGAGTCAGCAGACGACAAATCTTATTGGCATACAATACAGGGCACAGACATAGTACGTGCTTGTCCTAAACTGGTAGAATATATGAAAAGTATCAAAACACCAATCAGGGAAATAGCCATTGGTGTTTTGACACAGAGTATGCAAACTGGCCTACACTTGCATATGGACTCTTGCAGTCTACAGACCAAAATTAACTTTCCAGTTCTGAATACTGAACAGGTTTATACAGAATGGTATGATATACCAATCGATGTGCTGAATCAGTTGGGCATACGTGATGACGCAAAGACCACAGATAAAGTTTATAATCTCTACAAGATACACGATACTGCGACTGATTATGACCGCGTGGCACGTTACAATATGCACACCAAGCCCATTGTATTCAATTCTTGGATCCCACACAGAGTAATGCCAGAAACAACTGCACAGTACCCCAGAGTTATCTTGTCAGTAATGCCAGTCAAAGAACTAACACACTTATTACAAAAATGAAAATAGCAATCACAGGTCATTCAGCAGGCATAGGACAAGCATTGGCAGCAGTCTACGCAGAACGTGGTCACGAAATCGTTGGCCTAAGCAGACGCAATGGATTTAACATACGAGTAGTGCCCAAAGTGGCAAATGCTATTCAAGACTGTGATATGTTTGTCAGCAACGCACAGGCAGGATATGCTCAAACAGAGTTGTTGTTTGAAATGGTAAAACGTTGGCACGATACCAGAAAAGAAATAATTGTAATCAGCACTGTGATGACACAGCATCCTATTTCTTATTTGCCGGGACTAGAAGAATACAGAGTACAAAAGGTAGCGCTGGAAGAAGCAGTCAGACAACTACGCAGTAAAAACGGACCCAAGATTACACTGGTACGTCCGGGCTATGTAGCAACACAAGAGGGACAAACAGTACCTCCAGCAGCAGACCCTAAAAACTGGGCATCAGTTCTGGTACACACACTAGAAATGGCCAGAGCAAATAAACTAGATATACAAGATATAAGTCTGGGACCATTGTATGAATCCTAAAGACATACTGACTAATCCCTATTTCTGCCCAATGCCTTGGAGCGGATTAATGTATAACTTTGACGGTTCGGTAAAGAACTGTATCAGAAGTTCGGGTAAGTTGGGTAATATACAGGACAATAAAATACAAGACATACTCTTGGGCAATACAAACGTTGTCAAACAAACTCTAATCGCAAACAAAGCACCCGTTGAGACCTGTAAAGTCTGCTACGATCTTGAAGACCGCAAGAGCTTTGACATTATCAGTGACAGAGTATTTTATATCAAAGAACTAAAGCCAGCAAACAATCTTGCACTGTATGAGTCTGGTAAATTTGATTTGCAGACCATAGATGTTCGTTGGAGTAATTTGTGTAATTTTGCCTGTGTGTATTGTGGCCCAGAATTCAGCAGCAAGTGGGCCAGTGAACTAGACATACAGATAGCACAGCCCACAGATGCACAACGACAAGAGTTCAAAGAATATATTTTCAGCAATGCAGACAAGTTGAAGCACATCTATCTTGCTGGTGGCGAACCATTGTTAATGAAAGAAAATTTGGAACTCTTGAACCGAGTTAACCCAGATGTGAATCTGCGTATCAATACCAATCTGAGCAAAGTAGACTCACAGGTATTTGATAAAATTTGTGAATTTAAAAACGTACATTGGATCGTGAGTGTAGAAACTTTGACAGATGAATACGAGTACATACGCTATGGCGGAAAATGGACAGAATTTGAAACCAATCTTAAAACGATCACTGCACTTGGGCACAAGATAACATTCAATATGCTGTATTTCTTATTGAACTATCGTAGCCTATTTCAGTGTGTGGATCATTTTACGAGTTTGGGCTATCACCCAAACAGCTTTGTAATCGGGGCAATGCTGACTCCAGATTACCTAAATATTAGACATTTGCCAGCAAACATTCTACAATCAGTAAAGAATGAGTTGGAACTAAGAATCGCACAGCGTCCTGGGTTCTTGCTGGAAAATAGCTATAACAATTTGCTGAGATATATACAACAGCCTTTCGAAGCAAATTTGCAAAACTCGTTTCAGAGGATTGCAGAACTTGATAGTAGACGAGGCTTAAATAGCAAACACATTTTTAAACAATTATACAAGGAACTAAATCATGGCAACTAAACCATTCGACGTAAGCAAATTTCGTAAATCAATCACTAAAAGTATTGACGGCATCTCCGTCGGTTTTAACGATCCAACCGATTGGATCTCAACAAACAACTACGCTCTCAACTACCTTATCTCTGGCGATTTTAATCGAGGTATTCCTATGGGAAAGGTCACTGTGTTTGCTGGTGAATCTGGTGCAGGCAAAAGTTTTATCTGCTCAGGAAATCTTGTCAAGAACGCACAAGCCCAAGGCATTTATCCCATTCTTATTGATACAGAAAATGCTCTTGACGAGGCTTGGTTACACGCACTGGGGGTGGACACAAGTGAAGATAAATTACTTAAACTCAATATGGCCATGATCGATGACGTTGCTAAAATGATCAGTGAGTTTGTTAAAGAATACAAAACACTGCCAGAAGATTCACGTCCTAAAGTCTTGTTTGTCTTAGACTCATTGGGTATGTTGTTGACTCCCACAGACGTTAATCAGTTCGCAGCTGGTGACTTGAAGGGTGATATGGGTCGTAAGCCAAAGGCACTGACAGCACTTGTTCGTAACTGTGTTAATATGTTCGGTGATCTGAATCTGGGACTTGTTGCAACCAATCATACATATGCATCACAAGATATGTTTGATCCTGATGACAAGATTTCAGGCGGACAAGGCTTTATCTACGCAAGTTCAATTGTCGTTGCTATGCGCAAATTGAAACTCAAAGAAGACGAAGATGGTAACAAGGTTTCAGAAGTCAAAGGTATTCGTGCAGCCTGCAAGATTATGAAGACACGTTACGCTAAACCTTTTGAGTCCGTTCAAATCAAGATTCCATACGAAACAGGTATGAATCCATATTCAGGTCTTGTTGATCTTATCGAAGCCAAAGAAATGTTGAAGAAAGAAGGAAACAGTCTTGTGTACACAACAACTGATGGCGAAGTCATCAAGAAGTTTCGCAAAGGTTGGGAACGCAATGACGACGGTTGTTTGGATCAGGTTATGGCTGACATTTCTGCTAACCCACATATCTTTGACAAGACAACAGTAGTAGAAACTCCAGCAGAAGGAACAGAAGAATGAGCATTGAAGTAGATGTTTTAGGTGAACTCTACACTATTATGAAGCAGTACATTCCTGCCAAAGACAGACAAGAATGTGCTGACAACATTATGAGTGTTATGGTCGATTATCTTAATGATATCGATGTTCGTGAGTTTGGCGGCACAGATGGTGCTCTTAAACGAGCATTAAAAGAGTATGTCGGCGAAGACGATGCACCCGAAGACGAAGACTACGAAGATTGATAATTATTGTAGTCAGAAATTTTGGTGGTTGAGCGTTGAACCAGAGCGAGGGACTATGATGTCCTGTTGCTCTGCATCAGCAAACAAGATCGATACTACTTGGTTAAAATCTAATCCCGGGCAGTTGTTTAACTCTCCCGGGCTTTTGCGTGACCGAGAGCAAATGTTAAACGGCGAACGTGTTGACAATTGCAGTTCTTGTTGGCAAGCAGAAGACTTGGGCATACCCAGCAGACGTACAGTGATGCAGTCAGATGAAGTAACCCACACAGACCTGTACAACAGCCCTAAAATACTGCACATCACTCTGAGTAGTGATTGTAATTTGACTTGCAGTTATTGTTGTAAGCAATACAGCACTGCGTGGCTACGAGACATTAATAACAACGGTGTATATTTTGATGAGCCAAGATACACTATCAATACCAACGATAGAATATTGCTCAAGTTGGGACAAAAGACACTGAAACAAAGTCGTCCCTATAATGAGATACTAGATGAAGTAAAACAATACAAGAATTGTGAACAAGTCGTACTCACTGGTGGAGAAACGTTTCTCTACAATGGGTTGACTGAGTTAGCATCCAGCTTCGATAGCCCAGTTGACATTTTTACTGGACTAGGAGTGGACTCACAGAGACTAGCACGTATATTAAATCAGCTGCCTGGACACGTCAAGATTACTGTCAGTGCAGAAAATATGGGCAAACTCTATGAGTTCAATCGTCACGGCAATACTTGGGATAACTTCCAACGCAACTTGGACCTATTAGCAAACCGCAATTACAGATTTTGTAGTGTGATAAGCAATACCACAGTCCAAGGTTATGCAGAGTTTGAGCGCACGTATGGCACAGTTGACGACCAATTAAATATCTGTAATGACCCAGACTACTTGGGACCCAATGTATTGGATACGGCAAGCAAACAACTTAGCATATCCAATCCAACTATCCTGAGTGCCATCAATGCAGAGCCTACACCAGAGCAACACGCAAAGGCAAAGCAGTATATCAAAGAGTTTGCACGTAGACGTAATCTGTCATTGGATATTTTCCCTGACAGTTTTCAGGCTTGGATAAATGAATAAGTACTTTCCCATCAAGACAGCCACTGCCTGCCAGTTAAAATGGAACTGGAGTTCTATCTACCTCTATGATGGGACTACAAACAGTTGTCATCGTGTACAATCATCACCCTTGACAGCAGACACATTTCATACATTTCATAATACGCCTAAGAAATTAGCCGACAGAAAACTAATGCTCGACGGTGAATGGCCCAGTGGGGGCTGTGAATATTGTCAGAAGATTGAACTTGCTGGCGGAGTTAGTGACAGACTGTTTCATTTGAACATACCCAATCTTGTACCAAAAGAACTGGTCAGCACAGAGATAGAAGTAACACCCAGAATCGTAGAAGTCTACTTTGACAATGTGTGCAATATGAGTTGCATCTACTGTAATAACTTATTCAGCAGCAAGATACAGCAAGAAAACAAAAAGTTTGGTAGATACGAGCAAGATGGTCTGGTCATTGACAATACTTTTGCTCGTCACCCAGAGTTTGCACAGATGACTAGCAAGTTTTGGGAGTGGATGGACACAAACTATGACAGTGTTTACAGACTTCAAGTTTTGGGTGGTGAGCCCTTTTATCAGGCAGAATTTGACACTTGTTTGGACTTCTT